TGTCGTTAGGCTCCCGCTCTGCGTGTACTCCGGTATCTTGCTGCTCTTCTCGTCGCTCATTCGGTTCCTCCTGTGGCCTATCGAAGTCACTGTTGATTGAAGGGTCATTGGCCCTGCGTATCGCAGTGATCTCCTGCTCTAGTGTGATGCAGTGCTTCTGTGCTATCTCTAGTTTCTCCTTGAGCTTCCCGTGTTCGTCCCACAGCGCCTCATAGTCCTCACTCAGGCTGCCAAGGCGACCCATGTAGTCCTTGAGGGAGTGCCTCTGTTCAGATAGCTTACCCTTGGTCTCGTGTAGCTCAGTGAGCGCGTCGACCACGCTCTGCCATTCAGACCTCGTTGGGCTACCGTGGTACTCGTTACCCACGATACTTGCGAGCTGTCTGCATCGCTCAGTGTCTGTTGATGTGTCAATAGCTCTGTTGATTAGCTTAAAGACACACCAAACTATGGCACTCAGTAGTCCAAAGAGCAGTAGCCAGTTGAATACCTGGGCTCCTAAGTACACGAGGAGGCCAGTGATACCTGTGCTCTCAAGGCCTCCTATGATCTCAGCTATGATCCTAAGTTCTTCCAGTCCCATCCTGTTCCTCCTTCAATTCGTATACTCTTGCTGCCTCTGCTGCCCGTAGAAGGCACTTGCTCAGGCCATCCTCGAACTTGTGACAAAAGACATTCAGTACACGATGGTTAATACGTAGCTCGTACGTTTGTTCTCCTTCGCCGTAGGTCTGACCTCGGTCCTCCGATACATTAAGTATTACTACTGCCATTAGTTCCTCCCTCGTTCGAGAAGCATCAGGTGATTAAGGACGCTATTCGCCGCAGCACACCATGCCTCTTGCACTGGCTTAGCCAGAGACTCCCAGTCCGGGAGCCCTTCCTTTGTGTAATGACTCACGTAGCCTACGCTCTCACAGTACGCATCGTATGCTATGCGTCCGAAGTCCTCGTTACTTGCTCCTGTCATTTGTTCCTCCTAGTCTGAAGCGTGTCCGTGCCTTACGAAACGCCTTCTTCTGTGCCTTTGTCAGCCTTGGTACCGAGTTGTCCCTTGCTACTGGAGTCCCCTTGTTGCCCGCTGCTATCCGAGCCCTTCGTATCACGTTTGACTGTGCCTGGGTTATGTGCCCCCGCTCTAGCCTGTGCTTCATAGTCTGCCTCCTCGAAGCTCATATCGGCCTTGGTACCAGCCCGTGTCTGTGCCAGGTTACTGGAGACACTCATGTATGCAGCCTCGAATCCCTGGCTGCTCTTGCTCACGTTGATCGTGTTAACCGAGGCAATGCCTATGTCCTGGGCTTCACCGAAGGCGTCGATGTCAGCACCAAGGAATACGAACTCCCAGTCCTGTGCCTCTCGTTCCTTCACCAGCCTGGCGATATCACGTCGTGTATACATATGACTAGCGTTCTCGTAGCCATCAGTGAACACAACGACCACGGTCTTATCGTATCCTTCGCGCCTATCGCGCTTGAGCTCCTGACCAAATGCGTCCAGTAGTGCCGTCATGCCACCTATGGTGAACGTCTTGTCCGTCAGGTCCTCACAGTTCTTCAGCTTCTCGTCTACGTACACAGTGGTCACGTTATGATCGAACTGTACCATGGTTACACGGGCCTTGCCCTTGACCTTACGTTGGTCCTCGAAGAACTTATTGATGCCTCCGATAACGTCTTGCTGCACTGTGCTCATGGAACCACTGCGGTCCAGTACGAGCCGTATGTCTACCTTCATTCGTTGTCCTCCTTAGTGCCTATGAGTATCACCGGCTGCACGTCCTTCGTGTCACCCAGGATCAAGGTGCTCTCGTTCTTCGTGTGGTTAATGATCAACTTGACACCATCGCCACCGTTGACCACCTGAATCGTATCGGCCTTAGCAACTGTCGCTAGAGACACTATCAGAGCCAGGGCCACTATGGTCTTGCGTACCATTAGTATCGTTCCTCCTCTGCTCTTTTGATTACCTTGGCATATGCTGCCTTGGCCTGGGCTTTACTCTTGTACTGCAAGGTCAGGCCAAAGTCATGGCCATTGAACTCGATGGTTACGAAAGTCTTCTTGCTGCCCTTGCGCTTGAGTCTACCTCTCTTGTGGTCATAAGTCTTCTTTGATACCATGCTAACGTAGCTGATGCCATAGACATCAATGATCTCGTGCTTACCTTTGTCGTCTCTAATCTTCATGTGTCCTCCTCTGGACTGGGGCGAGCTTTTGTTTACGCAGTGCTCGCCTGTCGTCTGCGATAGGACGCCAGGGTACCCAGGCATTCTCCGGTTTATATGCCGTAGCCTTTGGTACCCCTGGTCCACTTGGCAACGGTGGCAGGACTCGAACCTGCGACTCCAAGGATCAAAACCTTGTGCTCTGCCAACTGAGCTACACCGTAGTGATTAATGGACGCCAGGGTCCCTGTGTCAACGGGTAAACTCACGCAACACAGCAACCCATGGTCCAACTGGTGGAGCGAAAAGGATTCGAACCTCTACCCTCAAAAGGGGCCACGGGGTTACAGCCCGACGCATTACCATTGATGCTATCGCTCCTGGCTGACGGGGCAGGCATCGCACCTGCTTCCTCTCGATTAACAGTCGAGCGCATTACTCTTAATGCTACCCGTCAGTACAAGGGAACGAGGGGGCTGCTTTTACGCTTAAGCTACGCCTCTCGACGGGTGTGTTACGTCACGACCAACGCCCTTTAGTTCCCTATTGTCCTACAAGTATCTCGTATGGTTCAATAAAGAAACCACGCTTCTCTTGTGCTGCGAATAGTACGGAGTCTGCCCCTTCGCCCTCGCTAAAGGACTCCCAGGGCAGGGCCCTACTCTCTGTGCTGCTGATCACTATGATCCATTTGTCCGAGACCCTTAGCATCGTGGTGCCACACCACGCTCGTGTTGCCATTAGTCGAACCACAGGTCTTCACGAAGGAACTCTTGTACTTCCTCGAAATTCTGGTCCACGTAGTAGAGCACCCCGTTATCCAGGTCCTCAGGCTTCGTGTTCAAGCGTTCCTCAAGTTCGCTAAGGGTGTAGTACTCTTTAATTATTTGTGCCATTCGCTGCTCGTTCATGAGTGCAGCCTCCATTGCCAAACACTGGCTTCCCTGGGCATTGGGACTCACCAAAGGGAATCACTGATCCACAGTCTTCACAGAGCCGGGGGTTCAAATAGTAGTTGCGCATGTCCTGTGCACTGCTGTCGCGCATCTGAAGTACCTTGGCACGTGGTGCCTTTGGTCTGTACTCCACGCCCATGATCTGTTCATTCAGGTACACGTAGTTGCCATCCTCGTCTACTGCGTTAAGGACATCGGCCTCCATTTGTTCCACAAGTTCTCCGTGGAAGATACCCAGCTTATCGTGATGCAGTTGAGTGATCTCATAGGTAAATGCATGGGGCCCTTCCTTGGCAACCATTGCCTTCGTTATCTTGCTGCTGCCACAGTAGTCACGCCAGTCCGACTCTACCCACAGTTCCCTATCGAACTCAGGGTCACGAGGGTCCGATACCTTCCAGCCTCCAGTGGGCCCATCCCAAAAGTACAGTTGCTTGGCACCCAGGTACATGCGGCCAGTGGCACGGTGTGTCATTTTGTACGTGAAGCCGAATATGTCGTCAGGTATAACCGTGGGCATGCCCTCCCAGTGGTGCCCATGTTCCTCGGTGATCTGTGCGTAGTGCGCCTCTGCTACAGTAGCATAGGTTCCAATGGTACGGACCTTCTGTGTCGTCGGGTCATAGATCTGTGCGTACCATGGTTTGTCTGCGTACTCTTTGCCCTCTCTATAGTATACGTATTTCAATTTGCTTCCTCCTTTGGTCTGAACCTTATGGCCTGTATGTTCCCATTGAGGTACTTATACGAGCCATCGTCCAGTCGTGCACAGAGGACATCACGGTCCCACTGTGCCTTGCACTCCTCATAGCTGAGGCGTCCTTTGCTCTTGACCTGTGCCAGGATCTCGAATGTGTACTCGTGATCAGGGTGCTCAGTCAGGTGCTTGAGCAACGCTTTAGAGCTGCCTTTGTAATTGTGCCAATCGCTTTCCTTCCAGCACTCAGGCTTCCACTTAGGAGACCCTTTGTCATTGACACGGCTCTTGCAGCCCTTCTTCGATCGAGCGAGCCAGTAGTTCTTTCGTCCAACGTAAGCCTTACCAGTGGTTCGGTCCTCAATGATGTACACAAACCCAATGAATTGCTCAGGATCAGGCTTAACTCCTGTCCAGTGATGGTCGCTCATGCCTTGGCCTCCTCACTGGGGGCTGAGGAACTGTCGCTAGAGACACTAACTGGAGGGTTCCAGATTACCTCGGGCTCACGGCACAGCCAGAGCATACGTGCGCTTTTCGATAGGAGCTTAATGACCCTACTGTAGAAGGCACTGTCGCTCTCGTTAGGTAGCCTAGGCGAACGGTCTACCCATTCCTGTAGCACAACCTTGTAGTACTCAGGCTCACCGTCCTCTGGCCCCAGTGCGCTGAGGATCTTCTTAGCGGTCACTGGGCCTACGCCCTTGATACCTGGTATATCGTCGGTGCTGTCACCCACGAGTGCCTGAGTCCAGAAGTTCTGTCGTGCCTCGTGCTCGTCGATAGTCTCAAAGCGGTCCTTCGAGAAGTCATAGTGCTCGCCGGTAATCTGTTTGAGATCCTTGTCGAGCGACACGATAACACAATTGGTTGGCCCCATGTCCGTAGCCTGCATAGATAACAGGTCGTCAGCCTCGTACCCAGGTATTGTCATAGCACCGTGGGTAGACTCAAGCCATTCCTTTGAACCCTTCAGGTTCACTGGCCTCTCGATATGCTCACGTGACTTCTTGTACAAAGGCGATATGTCGTCTCGAAACAATGAGTCGGACGTCAGGTACACCTCGAACTCTACGGGCCTGCCGTACCTACGTTCAATGGATTCCTTGGTGGACCTGAGTATCTTCTGCATGTTGTAGATACTATGGCTCAGGGGCTCGGGAGTGGAGTGCTTCGTAATGAGCTTCTTGGCTTTCTCCACGTCCTTCTCGTTCTTAAGGGCTATGCGCAGTGCGTCCTTGTAATACTTAGTGGGCACATTGCGTACCTTATAGTACGTACCCTGGGTAGCCGCGGCACTACGGTATGCTATGAGATCCCCGTCGATCAGTGCGATCATTGGTTCTCCTGATGTGAGCACAGGGGCCGGAGTACCTGGTGCCGTCAGGATATCCGTTACGAACTGTGATGCTGCCATAGTCTTTCCTCCTATGAGCGGAGGGCTGGCCGCAAATGCAGCCGCCCTCATTTGTGCCTCGGCTAACGCCAGATCCATTCGGGACCTAGCGTTAGCCTCAGTTATTCGTTGCTTCTCTCGCTCAACTGCGTCCATTAGAACAAGTCCTCAGACTCCGCGCCTCCCTCGTACTTGACGAGATCAGTGATCGTCAGCTTCTCAATGTACACAGCCTGGCTAGGCTTGGCACCGATGTTCCAGTACTTTGTCGTCAGCTCACAGTCGGCTATGGAGCCATTGCCTATGGAGCTACCGGATACCACGGAACCACTCTCGTCCACTACCTCAGGCGGTCCAAGGCTAGGCTTACGTGTAGCCTGTACATACTTAGCACCGTCGTCAAAGGTACGGACGTTGAAGCCAACTGCTGCCATGTCGGACGCTACGTCCTCAGGTACTATGAGACAGACCTTGAATTTACCATCGCCTCCTTGGTCGAAGTGCGTATCGGGCTTATCCAAATGTGGATGCCGGATAATGACGTTCTTCAAAGGGAATGGTACATACGAGCCTGTCTGAATCTTCTGTTTAATTGCGTCTAAGTCTTTTGCCATTTGTTGTTCCTCCTTGGATACATTGGCTACCTGAGACACTAAGGTACTCAGGTTACTATAGTACTAAGGGTAGTCTATAGTATTTAGTTAATAAGGCACCCTTTGTTCCTTAGTGCCTAATGAGATGATCTGTAAAAGTGCCCTAAAAAACAAGGGTCAACTTAAGTCATTGGCATCACGTATCTTTTGTAGGACGTCACGCCATATCTGTGATACTCTTTGCTGACTTACGTCTAGGATTCCCTCAGCTTTGAGGTGATCTCCAGTTTCAAGGAAGGACTCAAGCACTATACGTTGGTTCTTCGTGAAACTAATGTGATCCGTCAGCTCCCAGACCTCACGCTTCCTATCAGGCATAAGGTACTGAGGTGTCCATTGTGTCTCAACGTCCATGTGTTCCTGTAGTGTCATGGTCTCGTGATCCACAGCGTCGGGCATGTGCCAGTACTGTGACTCCGGGTCCTCCTGCTCCGGTGTCTTGAAGTGTGGCATCTCGCTCTTCTTAACGTAGTCATAGACAGCGTAGGTGCACTTGTACGTGACGTATAGGTCCTTGTCCATACCTCGGTCTGGATCGTACGTTTGCTCTGCTTGTAGCTGCGCTAGGGCGGCTTCCTGTAATAGGTCCTCCTTGAATGGCATCAGGTGTCGTTGCATATTCAGGAACCTATGCACCACGAACTCACCTATGCCTGCTTTGTATTCACTCATGTAATCCTCTGTCGCTAGAGACACTTGTCTCAATGCACTTCGTCGTACCTTGTGCCAACCTTGGCCTCGGCACTTATCGGTACCTGTAGGTTCATGTCCTCGCCCACGATACGCGCTTGGTCAGCCATGTACTTACCGTACTTGATGGCTACGAACTCGTCTGGTGTGTACACTTCGAACCCAAGCTCGTCATGATACGCCAGCACTTGATGTGCTGCTATGTCCTTGCCTGTGGTCACTTCGTAGCATCGGACCATCCACTTCTTGAACACTACGGTCGCAGCGTTCTGAACGAGCGTGTTGAATAGCTTATGCTTATGCCTTATGTACAGGTGCCTACCGTCGATGCCAGTGATATAGCCCTTGCTTGCGTACTCTTGTTCAAGGTAGCCAATGAGCTTGGCCAGCCCTGGAGTAGCAGCCCAGAACTCTTCGAGTGCTTCATGTGCCCTCGTTGGTCCACAGCCCAGGATCTCTCGTACCTTGCCAGCACCAGCACCGTAGCTGATGGCGTAGCGTAGGGTCTTAGCAGTCTCACGGTCCACGCCCATAGCATCCGCTGTCATTTGATGCACGTCACCTTGTAGCACTACCTTTGCGAAGGCACCACCGTCGTAGAAGGATGCATAGTGGCCCATCATTCTCGCTTCGATGCCATCGAGGTCAATGCCCACGAGGAACCTGTCCCCAGGTACACAGAAGAGACTCCTGATCTCAGGACCCCAGGGCGTAGACACTTTCGGCAGGTTCACAAAGGCACCACTATGCCGGTAGCGACCGGTGTTCGTACCGCAAGTGAACGCATCACATGCTACTCGACCATCGGCTCTGACGTGACCAATGAGTCCCTTCTTTGTGTCCTTCTCGTTCAGTATGAACCTGCGCCTATGCTTCAGCTTCAACAGTTCCGCTATGTTCTGCCCTAGCCCCTCAGGTAACGAATCGTAAGAGTCCTCAGTGAGCTTAGGAGTCGTGGGTATCAACTGGTTCTTCTCGTCCCTCTCGAACTGACCCTTGGCATCACGCTTGTAGTTGAAGGACGTGGGTACCCAGCCCAGGTTCAGAAGAATCTTCTTGACCTGCGGGTGACTGTTCAGGTTCACTGGCTCGAAGTCAATGCGACTGAACGGACCACCGATACGTATGTGCCCAGGCTCATTGAACTGCTCGTCGCCACACCTATAGTGTACCGCGGAGTACGCTATGACTGCATCGTCACGCTGGTCGATCCAGTTGTCCACGTGGTGTGTAAACGTGCCGTCCTTCTTGAAGATACTCTTGAGTTCACCTTGGTTAACACAGGACTTAGGCAAGTCCTTATGTAGCATCACAGTCAGCCTACGTATCTCACCATCCATACGCTGCAAGGTACGATGTGCTTGCACTATGTCTACTCGCATACCGTGTATCACCTGCTGCGAATGAATCCATAGCACCTTTTGCTCAAGGTCACGCGCTGCGTCCCACTCGTCCTCAAGGTAGCCTTCGCGTATCAGCGCCTTGAGTAGTAGCTCATTGATCGCTGTGTCCACTTGGCACCTGTGGATCATATCGGCCGACAGTACCGTCCAGTCCTCATGCTTGGGCTTAGGCACGCCGAACTTGTCGCCCCAGTACTCAAGGCCAGGCTTCTCCTCTGGATACCTGAGGCTCACACCTATGTACGTGTCGACTAACTGATCACCCTTGACCCACATGTGAGGGTCCAGGTACTTGAGTTTCTTCAGCATCGGAAGGTCGTACCCCAGTATGTTGTGCCCAACCAATAGGTAGCCCTTGTTATAGTAATCCGTCAGTGCCATGAAGCCAGCCATAAGGTTCCCTTGCTTCGGTGCGCCACCTAAAGAAGGGCCATCATAGAACGTGAGCACATCACCATCGTAGGTCCTCAGGACCAGGCAATGCACAGTGTCCACGTCGTACAGTAGACCGTTGGCCTCTATGTCGAACACGACGTACTTTGGTTTACTCTGGGTCATGTGTCACCTCCCGTAGCTGCTCGCCACACTCAGGACAGTAGTTACATAAGTACGTAGTGATACCAACGTCCTTGTTGTCAGCGTACACCAGGTAACAGAAGTTGCTACCGCTGTCGTTGTGTATCTCTATGACGTGGTTGCATTGGGCCTTGGCTTTACTTCTGCTCATAGATCACCTCCAGTGTGAACCGCATCGTGGGCTTCGCATGATCCGGTATGTTCTCCCGTACTACCATTGCCTCGTGTATCTTATTGGCCAGCTCAAGCACCTCGTCGGGGTCCTGTAGATCCCAGACCCTTGGCTTCTCAGACCCAGGTCCCTTGGTCTTGACCTGTTTAAAGGTAGTCTTGTGTGGACCTGGGCAGGAATTACCAGTGTGCTTACCGTAGTTCATGCCACAGTTAGCACAGCGCCTGTTCATTCGTGCTTCGTCAGTCGTCATCCTGATACCTCCGTTTGTTCTTGCCGGTCTGCCACCAGTACTCATTCATTACCTTGTCGAAGTACCATTGGATAGGTTCGTCCTTTCCGATAGGGCGAAAGGAGAACTCAACCTCCCCTCGCCCCCTACGACTGTAGTCAACCACGGCTACCTGTTCAGTACCATCGTCGTTAGCTCCCAGGAACCGTATCATTACACTGGCTCCCCTTTAGTACAGTCGCAGTCCTCAGAGCCACAGCAATCAGTGTCGCTAGAGACACCGGCAGCTTCCGATGCTGCCTCTGCTGCTTCGATCTTCTCGGACATGGTCTCCACGTGATCCAGTGCATCAAAGATCACAGGGTCACCAGTGGTCACGAGATACGCAAGGGTCACTGCGAGTATAGCGTTGGGCGTTGCGGCTTCCTCGCCGTCGTCACCATAGTCTCCGTCGGGTATGATGATGTCCATTGTCTCGTCTGCCTTGAGTACCAGTGCTGCCTCGCCTGGCTTGAGTACGATTACTTCCTTCACTTTAGTGTCTGTAGTCATTACCATAATCCTCCATGTTGTCTTTGTACATCTGCCTTGCGGCTCTCTGTTGGTCACGTAGACCCTGTCTTCTGCCTGCCCATGCTGCTCCAAGTACGAAGCCCACGGCCATGCCTATCCAGACTGCTATGATTATACCTATGCTCATTCGTTTAACCTCCGTGAATTTAAGAACCAGAACTTCCCTAAATGTATAGCTGCCCCGCAACTATCGCACTTCATTGTGGACCCTGGCTCTGGTTGCGTGCCATCGAGTAACTTAACTACCGCTGAGATCACAGGATCACCAGGGTGTATGTCCTCTGTGAACTCGAAGGCTGGCCCCATACATTTAGGACACTTAGCTACGCCCTTAGGTATTGGCATTAGCTACCTCCCAGGTGTGCTATTGTTGGCTCAAGGTACGAGCCGTCCTTGATACTGTAGAACACAGGGAACCTGGCAGTAGTGCCAAAGGTCCGGTCCTCCAGTAGTACAAAGGAGCTTGTGTTCCTCTCGTCCTCAGTGAGGTCCGGGTCCTTGTTACGCTCGATGCCCAGCATCATGTAGCAGTTCTCCATCATTGCCCTTGATCCTCTGAACTGATTGCTCTCCACTCGGCCCCCTCGTTCGTGCGGTGTCTTCTGCATGGGCGGTGCCTTAAGGTGACACGTGACCACATAGAAGAACCCAAGGTCATGAGCCATGCATGCCAGCTCGTTACTGATGCGCCTCAGTTCTGTCTCTGTGTCACTGGGGCTAAGGTGGTTCGTTAGCTTGGTCACTGGGTCAATGATAATCGTCTTGCTACCATTGGCTGCAACGTACCGTATGTAGTTCGCCACGTCGTCCCAGGTAGCCGAACCGAACGCCTTATAGAAGAACGCCTTGCCCTTCAGTGTACGCATGGTTGACTCCATTTGCTTGAGACTAATGCTTGCGTCAGGCTTATGGTATAGCTTACCGTCGATCTTGCCAGCGAGTTTCTTCATGGTCATCTTCGGTTGCTCCTCGAACTTAATGCACGCTGGTACGTCACCGTCCTTGGCCTGAATCCTGTGTAGCAGTAGCTCGTTAATGAACTCACTCTTGCCTATCTTAACTCCGGCTCCCACGTATATGCCCTCACCGTCACGCATGCCATAGGTCTTACGGTTCAGTGTGGCCCATGGCCATTGCCTACCTGGGACCGGTAGCTCCACGGACTCAAGGATTAGGTCCTCGTCGATCTCAACTAGGAACTGAGGCTGATACTTCTTGGCCCGCAGTACTGAGTTACAGAAGTCCTTGGACTTACCATTGGTCAGCATAGCATTGGCATCCTTCTCGGACATGTCGCTAACCACAAGCATGTCAGGGATCAGAGCCGCCAGCTTCTCAATGAGTGCTTGGCCCTGCTTGTCACCATCGGGACAGAAGAATACCTTGTC